CGGTTTTAGATAATATACCATAACGTGAGTCACTTGATATTGTTGCTAAATTTACAACTTCTCCGGATGCCATAAAAGAGAATCCAGAACGACGGTTTTTGAGGTAGCACATTCCGTAGCATCTTTTATCTGCTTTGCAAGCTTCCCAGAATAAGAAGAATAATCTATTGGCTTCTCTATAGTCTGGTGCCCCAACGTCAATCTTACTCCACTGCAAGTACATATAATGAGTGCCAGTAATGTAAGTAGGAATATCTTTATTATAAAACCAAAAACCTTCTTCTCTACGTGTAAATTCTGTATCAATGTAATCATACCATTTTTCTTTAAAATCTTCTGGATATTCTTTCCAATCAAAAACAGTTTTTATTTTACTTAATGCTTTAGGATATTCAGCTTTTGACCATTTATTGTTATCAAATTTATATACGTTTTCTTTTAAAGGTAAAGCTATTTTAAGTCCTTGTATTTCATATATGTCACCTATTTTACCACTTTTACTTATAACAACAATATCATGTTCTTTGTTATAACCATACTCCCACTTTTTATTTTTATTATTTCTTTTTAATATATGTGGTTTTATGTGATTTTTTAAAATCTTATATAAAGTTTGATCGTACATTACTTAGATCTTCCTTCAGCAAAACCTTTAAAAGTTTTTTCTTTTTTAACTTCTTTAGGTTTTTCATTTAACATATCTTCTTCTTCTTGTATACGTTTAAGTATTTCAAACGCATCAAATATAGCTAGTTTTTTTGTAGCTGCTGCATTTTTTAATCTATCAGCACTTATATCATCTTCTGAATCAACAATAGGTTCTTTAGCAACTTTAATTAATTCATCTACTGCTACTTGCCCAGCTTGGATTATATTCTTCTTGGTTTCCTTTATTTTCATATTTAATTACAATATCATTAGATTTCATACAGTATAACCTTTCACCATCTACTATAAACTCCCACTCACCATATGGTGTGTAACCAACAATGTCACCAGGGTTAATTTCTTTATCTTCTAAAGAACTATTACCATATTTTAATACTCCTATAAGTTTTTGTTCTTTATCATTTGTTAGAGATGAATTATTTTTTAATGGTTTTATAAAACACCTATCATTAAAAGTAAACCAAATATCATTATTTTTATATAAATATATTTGATCAGGTTGACAAAAGTATAAATTATCTTTAAACCAAGATCTACTTTTTTTTTGCTTACCTTTAGTGTCATAAAAAACTCTAAAAACATTTTGATGTAAAACAACTATATCTCCTACACTTATCCCTGTATAATAAGCTAATGGACAGGCTTTAACTATAGCTTGTCTATTAACAAATTTCCAAGTTTCAACTTTATTATTAAGTATTAACTTTTTATCTTCTACTTCAATCTCATTGTTATATGTTTCACCTAATGGTTCTACGATAAAATCATATAAACTTTTCATTAATACTCTAAATCATATTCAACAGATATTGCCATGTTAGAGTTAAACTTTTTCCACGGTAATACCTCATTGTTTTTCTTTATATATATATTATAAGAGTTGTCTTGCTCGTCTAGTATTATATAAGCTATTTCATGTCCTCCATATACTTGTTGACCAACAGCATAATGCATTGCATCGTTTTTATAATCAGATCCAATGCTTATTTTTCTTATATTACTTTCCATTTTCCTCAACAACTTCATTTTCTACAAAAGAACCATCTTTTAAATCAATTGAAATACTACCGTATTTTTTATTTAATTTATTTTTTTGTTCTTGTATAAGAGTATCATTTTCTTTGAAGCTTTGTAATAAACTCATTTTTTGTGCTTCTAAAGATCCTACATGCATTGCTAGTTGATTAGCTTTAGTTGTTAGTTCTGTAATATTATCGAACTCTTCTTTCGTTAATTTATTATTTTCCATGATTTAATTTAATTTAATTTAATTATTATTTAAAATATTTACACTATTCTTTCAAATGATATTTCAATTGGTCTATTACCAGCTGCTGAAGGAAATGGTGTTACATTTGGTGTAGACGAGTTTTGAAACGTAACAAATACAGATACCGTATCACCTGCGCTAAATTCTTGATACAACTCTCCATAATATATTTTATCACCAGCACCATCATTTGATCTTTCATCAGTAACTTGAATACCAGTTCCGTTTATAACAAACTCTACAATTACTTCAATAAAACTATTTTGATCAAACCAGTGATTAGCTGAACTTACTCTCCATACACCATCTGGAGCAAATTGACCTAATGTAAAAGTAGCTATTTGCCCTGCGTCACCACCTGCGTTATTAACACATGTCCAATTATAATCTGCTTGAGTTATACCACCTGGTAAGTTATTATAATCTACTAATGGAGTAGGATCAAAAGGTAGACCACTATTGGTAGGTAGTGTTCCTGGAGGTGGTGGAAAATTGACATAAGCAACTGGATTACCATTTGTCCACACAAATGTTTGAATAGATTTATAAGCATTAACCCACTGAACACCTGCATTATTACCACCTTTTGAAACTAACATTTGTCCAACATTACCTGCGCTATTATTTATATCTTTAATATCACTTGTAAAAGCTGTTGGAGAAATTATAGTAACACCTGCACTACCTGAATCATCTATAGCTATATCATCATTTGGACCAATTTTAAAATCAGTTCCAAGTTCATGATATAAAAATTGTTGACCTTGAGATTGTATTTCAACTGTATCTCCAGCTAAACCAGTAGTTTGAAAAAATAAGTTAGCATCAGCACCACTACCATCACCAATGTATAAATCATCAGTTAAAGGATTTCCAGCTCCAGCTGCAAGAGGTAGATAAGGACCAATAAGTGGTTGTATACTAGAAGCTAAATCTGCTGGTGAAATTCTAGTATTAACTGCTCCTGCGTATCCTACTATACCAGTGAAATTATTAATGTCCGCTTCAGCGGTAAATTGTGAAAATTTTATATTTGCCATTTTATTATTTTATTCTCTGATCATTAAATCAGCATTGTTTTCTGTTAACATTTGATCTACTCCATTTTCTAAGATAATGAAGTTAGTTATGGGCCCAGATCCGCCACTACCTTGTGTTATTGGTATTGCGTCAACTGCTAGTGCGAGTGCTAGTGTTAAAGGTGATCCCATTTTATTTTAATGCTAATATATCTGAAGCTGAAGTTCCTGTTGCAAAAACTCTTATTACTTGTAAAGGTACATATGAATTATTACCTACATTTTTTAAATCTACAGGTTCTTCGCTAGAAGCTGGTATAACTCTTAAATCACCTGCTGTTCCTACAAACAAACTAAAACCTTCATTACCAGATTTTAAATTTGATGCTCCTCCATTACCTCTATATATATCAAAAGCAGCTGTACCACCTACACCTGGTGCAGATAAAGTTAACTCATCTTCGCTAACTATTGCTATTACTTGAGCTATGGTACCAGTACTTGGTTCATATACTACGTCGCCTAAAGCTACTTTATTAGAATATCCTGTTCCAGCAGGATTTGATTCACCGCTTAAAAACTTACCTGTTCCTGCGGCTACTGTTAAATTTACACCAGCACCATTATTAGTACCACTTTTATAAACACCAGGATCTGGTATGTTTATATCATCATTAGGTACAACTACTACCGCTTCTGTTGGTTGATTACTTGCCATTTTTATTATTTTTGTTTAAATATATTACTCGCTTTTTCTGTTGTTCGTCCTCCGAAATAGGCTAAAATTACTGCCATCATAACTTTCTCAAACGTATCGTTCCATGTTTCATGTATGTTAAAAGGTATGGTTTCTATGCTATCTAATATACCAGCAAACGAAAACACAACAATACACCATACTAAAACTAGTGGGCGTACGTTTTTTGACATCCATGAATCAGACATAGAATCTGCCTGCCATCTTGACGTTATAGCTTCTATCTCTTTATTTTGTTGTTCAAATATTATTTGTTGTAGTTTAACTTTATCTTCTGCAGGAGCATCAGATTTAGTAATAGCTTCAATAGCTTCTTTGGGAGATGTAACACCTTGTAATACATTACCTAATGTAGGATTTATTACAGATGCTGCACCAAACAATAGTTGACCAACAGTTGTATCTTTAAATTTTTTTTTACTCATCTTTTATAATCACTTGATTTATAGTGTTTTTACTTTTTCTTTTTAGTTGCATTTATTACTAGAGGTTCAGGACCTGATCCCATACCTCCACCTGCATCATGTATGCCATAAAACTCTTGCATAAACTCTATATCTTCTTCTGGTATATAATCTTGATATTTATCTGGTGTAAAAAAGAATTGATCATATGTTTTAAAACCACCGTCAGCGCCTTGATCACGTGAAGCTCTACTTAAAAGTTGAGCTTGCATATAACCTCTTTTTGCTTGATCTTT